GCTCTCCGTATTTCGCCGAGAAATGCGGTGGTGGGGGGTGATGTTCCTGTGAACGCGGGAAGGCCGCCGAAACCCCTCGAGGTAAAGCGGAAAAACGGGAACCCTGGGAAGCACGCTCTCCCCGCTGTTGTGGAGGTGTCGTTCGCCCCGGCCAAGCCGCCGCCGGCCCCGTCGAACCTGAAACAGTCAGGGAAGCGAACCTGGAAGCAGCTGTGGGAGAACGGCCAGGTGTGGCTCGGCATGTCCGACGAGCCGGCTGTGCGCCTCGCGTGCGAACAGGCCGACGAGGTGACCGCGCTGCGCGGTGCGGCGTCCCGCCTGAAAGACCCGATGCACCGCCTCCAATACATCTACGCGACGCAGGCCGCCGAGAAACTCCTGATGTCATCGTTGTCGAACCTCGGGTTTACTCCGACCGCCAGGGCGCGCCTCGGCCTGGTTGTCGCTCAGGCTGCCGAAACCGAGTCGAGGCTCACCAGGTTCTCGAACCGTGCCGGCTAAGACTGTTACGACGCTCGGGCCGCTGGTAGCGGAGTTCACCGAGGAGTTCGTCACGCACACCCGCGGAGAGCTGGCCGGCCAGCTCGTCGAGCTGCGGCCGTTCCAGCGGGCGATCCTCGACGGCCTGTTCGAGCTGAACGACGCCGGCCTGTGGAAACATCGCCAGGGGCTGGTGATATTGCCGCGCAAGTCCGGCAAGTCGCTGCTGCTGTCCGGGGTGGCTACCTGGGCGCTGTTCGCCTCCAACGAACCAGGCGCAGAGATTTACACGGTCGCCGCGTCGAAAGATCAGGCCCGCATCGTTTTCCAGAACATCAAAGACACCGTCGAAGCCGACAAGGATCTGTCCGAGGTCGCCGAGGTCTACAAGGACGCCATAGCGATCCCGTCGACGGGGGCGGTGTGCCGTGTCCTGTCGTCCGACGGTTCGTTGGCTCACGGCCTGTCGCCGACGGTCAGCATCGTCGATGAGACATGGTGCCACCCGACCGGCGAGCTGTACGAAGCGCTCCTGTCGGGTTCTGGTGCGCGCCGCCAATCGCTGCTCGTCCACATCACGACCGCCGGCGTTGGTGAACGAACACCGCTCAGCAACCTCGTCGAGTACGACCGCCGTGTGACAGCCGGCGAAGTCGACGACGACACCTGGTGGTCGTGGTGGAAACCGCCGCCACCGGACGCCGACTACCAAGACCCGGCAACGTGGGCGGCCGCCCACCCGGCGTTCGGCGACTGGGTCACCGAGGAATACCTGGCATCTCAGCTCAAGCAGCTGCCGGCACCGGAGTTTCGGCGCCTCCACCTCGGGTCGTGGATCACGAACCGTGATGTTTGGCTCGAACCGCACCAGCTGGACCTGATCCAGACCTGTGACCCGTTGACCGCCGAGGATCACCCGGTGCTCGCCGTCGACGGTTCCTGGTCGTCTGACGCGTCGGCGGTCGTCGCCGCGACGGCTGATGGGCGCGTCGAGCTGCTCCATATCCAGGAGAAGCCGATCGACGGTCCTGAAAACTATCGCATCTCAGTAAATGATTTGTTGGCCGCTGTGGTCGACAACGCTGAACGCCTCATGGCCCGCTGCATCATGTATGACCGTTATCTGATCGGGCCGGCCATCCAGGGCCTCGGCGAGGAGCACGGACTGAACGTCGTGGAATTTCCCCAGAACGCAAAACGGATGGTGCCTGCCTCCAAAAGATTTGCCGACGCGATCCTCGAAGGCGACCTGAAAATCGTCGCCAACGAAAACGCGCCCCATCTGATGCGCCACATCGAAAACTGTCGCCTCAAAACGGACCGGCTCGGTTCCCGCATCGTGAAAGACCACACCGGTTCGTCGCGTAAGATTGACGCGGCCGTCTGCGCTGTTATGGCCTTCGATTCCGCCAATCAGATTCCAGTCGTTATTCCACCTACTCCGAGGATCTTCTAAATGGCCCTGTTTGCTAGAAAGCGCGTCCAGACCCGCGACCCGGACCAGTTCCCGCCCTGGTCGCCGCCGCTGATCCCGTCGAACCTGACGGGTGTTTCGGTCACCGACCAGACCGCCCTCGGCATCGTCACCCTGTGGCGCTGCGTCGACCTCATAAGTTCAACCATCGGTTCCCTGTCGGTTCACGCCTACCGGGACGGCGAACGCATCGACACGCCCCAGATCCTGATTCAACCCAACCCGACCGAGAACAGGATCGACACCTGGTCGGCGCTCATAACGTCCGCGCTGCTACGCGGCAACGCCTACGCCCTCATGGGCGATTTCGACCGGTTCGGCCACCCCCGCCAGCTCGTCGTTCTCGACCCGGACGCCGTCCAAGTTCAGGTCAGCTCAGATACCGGCGCGATCTCCTACCATGTCGGACAGGAGTCATACACCCGTTTCGAGATGCTCCACATGCGCGGTTTCATGCGCCCAGGCCATGTCGTCGGCCAGGGCATCCTGGACTCGCACCGCCACGCCCTCGGCCTCGCCATCGCCGAACATGAATGGACCGAACGCATCTTCTCGGAAGGGTCGATCCCGTCGGGTGTCATCACCACCGACGTCGACCTGTCGCCCGAAGCAGCCACCGAACTCAAAAAAGCGTGGGTTCAGTCCCACGGCGGCCGGGACCGCACCCCGGCGGTCCTGTCCGGCGGCCTCGCATACAAACCCATACAGCTGTCGAACTCCGACCTCGAGCTGCTCGAAGCCCGCAAATGGAGCGCCACCCAGATCGCAGCCCTGTTCGGCGTGCCCGCGCATCTGGCCGGGGCGCCGTCGAGCGACAGTTTGACATATTCCACAGTTGCTGAGGATTCGCGGGCGTTCGTCCGATTCGGGCTACGCCCCTGGGTTCACCGCCTCGAAGCGGCCCTGTCGTCCGCGCTACCACGCGGCCAGTCCGCGTCGATCTCGGTAGCCGATTTCATGCAGCCCGACATGCTGACCCGCTACCAGGCCGCACAGATCGCCATCGAAGCCGGATTCAAGACAGTCGACGAAGTCCGAAACGAGGAGGGACTATGAGCGACATAATCGAAAGAAACCTCATTGCCGACAGCATCGAAGTCCGCGAATCGGCCGAGGGGCGCCGCGTGTGCGGTGTCGCCGCCCCATTCGATTCGGAGTTCGACGCCGGCGACTACGTCGAACGGTTCGCCCCCGGAGCGTTCGCCAAGTCCATCCAGGAACGCGGGGACCGCATCCCGCTACTCGAAGCTCACCGCCGCGACGCTATGCCGCTCGGCAGAGCGACCCGCCTAGAGGAAACCAGCCAGGGCCTCTACGCGGAGTTCCTGATGAGCAACACCGGTCGCGGCAACGAAGCCCTCCAGCTCGCCCGCGACGGCGTCATGCACTCGTTCAGCGTCGGGTTCGTCCCGGTGCGCGACACCCGCCGCGAAACCGGCGACGGCCGCCCCCTGGTGCAACGCGACGAAGTCAAGCTGCACCACGTCGGCCTCATCTCGGAGGTGCCGGCCTACGCCGACGCCCGGGTACTCAGCGTCAGAGAGTTCGACCCGGACGACGAAACGTCGGCGCCGAAACTCGCTATCTGGCGCGCCCGCCTGCTCACCCTGTAACTATCCGTTGCAATGTCGCACCCGTGTGGCATGATTACCGTTACTGCGCCGCTCCTGCGCCGCCGGTCGTGCCGGCACCTGGGAACACCCGGTAACCAACCCACGACCTATCAGGAGAAACCTATGAAGCTGCTCGACCAGCTGGTCGACGAACGCGCAGAGATCGGCATTTCAATGGCTGCCGTGTGCGACGCCGCCGCAGAAGAAACCCGCGACCTGTCCGAGACCGAGGAAAAGAATCTTTCGGATCTCCACACTCGCGCCGACACCCTCGATGTTCGCATCACCGAGCTGCGCGACATCCAGCTCGCTAACGCTGAGGCCGCGAAGATGCGCGCCGAGGTGACACCCACCCAGGACGCCGCAGACGCCTCAACCGAGGTTCGCGTCGGCGACGAGCCGTTGACGTACTCCCAGGAGTCGGGCCGATCATTCTTCCGCGACCTGTACGCCTCGCAGATGCATCACGACCCGTCAGCCCAGGGCCGCATCGCCCGCCACTCGTCCGAGATGGACGTCGAGCATCGTGCCGCCGGCACGACCGGCAACTTCGCCGGTCTGGTTGTACCGCAGTACCTGGTGCAGCTCGCCGCCGAGCTGGCACGCGCAGGCCGGCCGTTCGCCAACCTTTGCACGAACATGCCGCTACCGAACGACGGAATGACGCTGAACATCAGCAGGGTCACCACGGGTTCGTCGGCCGCCGTTCAGGCAACCGAAAACGCGACGGTGTCGGATACGACAATCGACGACACGCTGCTCACAGTCAACATTTCCACGGTTGCCGGCCAGCAGAACATCAGCCGGCAGGCGTTGGAGCGTGGAAGCGGCATCGACGCCCTCATTATGGCAGACCTCCAGTCAGCGATCGCTACGACGCTGGACCTGGGCTGCATCTACGGGGACGGCACCTCCGGCGCCCTGCTCGGGTTGAACAACATCACCGGCAAGAACGCCATTACCTACACCGACGGTTCGCCGACGGTCGCGGAGTTCTACCCGAAGCTGATGGATGCGATCCAGCAGATCAACTCCAACCGGTACGCCGGCCCGGACCTGATCATCATGCACCCGCGTCGCGCCGCCTGGCTCGCCGCCGGTGTCGACGGTCAGTCCCGCCCGATCGTGCTACCGCAGGCCAACGTCCCGCAGAACGCGATGGGCACCGGCCCGGTCGCCGGCTACGGCCTCAACGGCCTCCAGCTCGCCGGCATCCCCGTGGTCGCCGACGCGAACATCAGCACCACCGGCGGTGCCGGATCGAACGAGGATTCGGTGTTCGTCGTTCGACGCGCCGACATGCTGCTGTTCGAGTCCGCTGGGGCACCGAGCATGGTTCGCATGGACCAGACCGACGGCGGCAACCTCACCGTGAAGATGGTCGCGTACCAGTACGCAGCCGCGGTGTTCGGGCGCTACCCGGCCTCGATCAGCAAGGTGTCAGGCACCGGCCTGGTCGCACCGAGCTTCTAGGCCCTCCCACCAGGCTCCGCGTCTAGCTCCCCTAGCGCGCAGCAGGGTTCCTCCTGGGCGGTCGTTCCACCGGACGGCCGCCCGGGGGGTTCCCACCACCACGAAAGGCACAAGCGATGACGACACTCTGGGAGAAGCAGGCACCGGCCCGCATTGCGAAGCCGGAAGTGAAGAAGCCCGCCGCGAAGCCCGCAGCGAAGCCCGCCGCCAAGAAGCCCGCAGCGAAGAAGTAGCCCTGTGGGCAACTATGTGGCCCTCTCGACGCTGAAATCGGCGCTGGGGATAACCGGGTCGACCGACGACGATTTCCTGAACCTCGCTATCGACGCGGCCGAGCAGGGCATCGACGACCTGTGCGGTCGGGTGTTCACCGCCGCCGGGTCGGCATCGGCCCGCACCTACCGGGCGTCGCCGTACCTGGCGGTAACCGACGACATCAGCACCCTCACGGGTCTGGTCGTCAAAACCGACACCGCCGCCGATGGGACGTTCGACACGACCTGGGCGTCGACCGACTACCAGGTCGAACCGCTCAACAACCTCGTCAAAGGCCGCGCCGTGTTCAACCTGCGGGCGGTCGGCGACTACACGTTCCCGGTCTACGGCGACGGTTTGGCATCGCTGGAAGTCACCGCGAACTGGGGGTGGCCGGCTGTGCCCGACGCCGTCAAACAGGCCGCCCTGATGTATTCCAGTCGCCTCTATGGGAGAAAGGCCAGCCCCATGGGCGTCATCGGTGTCGGAGACTTCGGGCCGGTTCGCATCTCGCGGTCCGACCCGGACATCGCGCACCTGCTGATGGATTACCGGCGCCCCGGAATCTCCTAATGGCCGACTATTCGGCGATCCGATCCGGCCTGAAAACCCGGTTGGCGACCAGCTCGACGTTCATCCAGGTCGCCGCGACGGTTCCCGACACGGTGTCGGTGCCAGCTGCGATAGTGCAGCCCGGTTCTCCGGTCGCCGAATACCACCAGGCGTTCAACAACGGCTTAGAGCGGTTCGTGTTCAACATCCTGGTACTGGCGCAGCGTTTCGACGAGGAAGCCAACCAGACGCTCCTCGACGGGTTCCTGTCCGGTTCAGGGTCGATTCGGGCGCTCATCGAGGGCGACGTCACTTTGGGTGGCACCTGTTCGACCTGCCAGGTCGTATCGGCGAACACCTACGGCCTGGTCGACATCAACGACACCCCGTTTCTGGGGTGCGAATACAGCGTG